CCAGATCCAAGAATTCCATTTGCGCCGCTTCCCCAGAAGGCAAGTCCGGTAAAGTTTCTGTTACCAAAGAAGCCTGACAAGATATAATAAGGAGAGTCTTGATAAGAATCGATTACATCTATTGTTGAATAGTGCGGTTTTACATTATAGGCGTAAAAATTACCAGTCTTAGATAATTTTGTATTGTCGGTAACTACTACTCTTAGACCAAGATTTCTTGTTGGTTCTATATTTGTATAGTCAGTAAGCTCTCTATTTGTAAGCCTTATATTTTGTTCTCTTGTGACTGTGTAAGAGAACTTATCATATGATCTAATGGGTTCAGTCAATGCTTGACCAGCTTCATCCAGTACTTGGATATAAATATCTGGAGGAAGATCAACAAATGGATTTTCAAGCATTTTTTCAACTGAATCAATGATGCCGCCAGTTGGATCTATGTACTTCCATTTAAATGTCAGGTCTTTAGATGTAAAATTACCCCTTCCCAATCCTGCCATAACACCACCGCCAATATTGTAGATAGAATAATCTAAGCTATTGGTATCAGCGGTATCGATTGTCATTCCACTTGGAATGGTAGAAGTGATTGTGTATCCGCCTGCTCCAGTAATTGTAGCTTGAGGAAGAACTATTACGCCAGTAGATGCTGCACCATCAGATAAAAATTTATATAATACACCTTGAGCATAAACATTTATATCAAATTGGCCCCAAGTTTCACGAATTGGAATAGTTAGCGAAGTCGTGCCAGAAGGTAGAAAATAAGGCTCAATTATAACATCATTTTCTACTAAGGTTGTGGAGTAGTCTGGCCTGCTAACATAAACTTTATATCCGGTAATTGGACTTGTACTAGCTTGCCAAGATATGTTCAGACCAGTTGGAACAGAGCCACTCAAGGTAACTCCAGTTGATGTTATTGTTGCTGGCGCTTGTGGCTTAATTACAATATCATATGGAGACTGAACATAAACAGAAGGCGAGGTGTCTAAGACATCTTTTTCGATGTAGTCCTGTTTATCCTTTAAGTACTCCATGCCAACAACTGAATACAGATTAGCCTCTTCTTCCTTGACGCCAATTGTTTTATAAAGTTTTGGCTCAACTCCAGAGCCACTCAGCACATATAAGCTGCCTTCTGCGACGTTATTTAGGTCTCTTGGTAGAGTATTGACACTTAGATCATAGAAACCTCTTGGATATCCCGTACCGATAACTAGCCCGCTGTAGCCAAGTCCATTGCTTTCTGCCAGATTAGCGATGTCTGATTGACCAAGAGTTCCGCCCCCAACATAAATATCAATTCCAAGAGCATCAAACGCGGAATCAATATGAGACGAAGTTAAAGTTGTATTTAGATAAACCTTGCTAGACCCATAGAAGTCTTTGGGAAATCCGATTGTAGAGTATCCTAAATTATTGCCAATTGCCCATTTAGATCTGGTAGCGTTACCAGAATCATAATCACTAGTAAAAAGATCAGATGATCTTTCGTGAGATCTTGTGCAAACATATGGTACAGATACGCCTGCGGTGGTCACTTTGACTTTATTACCAACCGAATAAGCTCTACCAGACTGCCATTCAGCAAATACGGACTCTTGTCTATTACCAACGTCAGCTTGAACAATAGTGTAAAACGGGCGTAGTCTTGAGAATGCAAGTAAGTCTCTGTAAGTAAATTTTATTTTGCCAGTTTCGGAACTGCCTTTAGAAGCTCTTTCAAGAACCCTATAGCCACCCTTAACAAAAACACCCGCATAGCCGAAAGTAGATGAGCTAGATGCAATATCGTCGCCTATTCTGAAGATTTCTGTAGCAGCGGCTCCGGTAGCCCAAGTAGTATTTGGCGAGAAAGTATTGCTGATCTGATTTCCTCTTGTATAAACCAGCACAACCTCGTCAGCATCAGCTGCGGTATAAACCGAGTTTGTCCAGAAATCATTCAAATCAGTTATTGCACCAGAAGCCTCAACAACACCAGCAGTTGAGATTCTGAACATTCTAATCTCATTAGAGCTAGAAGTTCCAACTGTAGTATTATTAATAACTAGGGTGCTGCTTGTAGCGGCGTTAAAATTAATTTCTCCAGTCCAATTAGGAACGCTGGCTACGCCAGAAACTAGCTGACCCGTAGTATTACCAGATCCAGAAATAGTGATGTCTATATTGTTTTGAGAAAAGACGCCTGTAACATTTTCATAGCTTACAGTATCCCATCTTGGGTTGCCGTTCAAAACGGTATGATCTGGGAACGTATAAACAACGCCGGTCAGTACAGTTTCTCCAGTAATAACTCCGGCACCCGAAATTCTTCCCTCGATTGGGTAGACCTCTGTCTTCGCCGACTGAAGAAGAAAGTCTCCAGTTACAGTGATGCTCGCACCGTAAGAATCGTCTTGAACAGTATGAATATTAAACTTTCTTACTTGTTTTTGTCTTCTGGCTCGGATTTGCTCAAGAGTTCCAGTGAAGCTGCCGTCGCTTCCAGTTAGATAATTTAAATCAGAAACAGCATAATTACCAGATGGAACGTGGATATAAATGCCTGATGCAAGCCCACTCTGGAACTCTCCGTCAATTTTTAAAATATTTGTAGAAGAGTCAACTTCTAAGATCCTACCAAATGTTCTGCCGACATTTCTGACTTCATCGCTTACGGCAAAAATATCACCAGGTTGCAGATAAACAGCTTCTAACCCACCAATAAAACTCACAGTATCAGCCTCAAACATCGAACTGCAAAGAACGTAGCGGCCAATTCTTCGGGCTTCGGATCTGGAAGTACAGCCTGCCGCGTTTACTTTAAATGGATTAATGCCATATTTTCTAATCCCTTCAACATCTTCGATCAACTCCATTTTTGTTTTGAAGTTGTCATATCTATCATTGTATACTACTTCTACAGTAGTATATCTTTTATTTCTTGCGGTTTCACTGTAATTAAATAAACCGTCTTTAACATTTGCATTTCCAAAATAAAGAACAGGCTCTTTGGGACGATCAGCGAAGAAGGAAAAGCCTTCGGTGTTCCAGTAAACAATCCCTTTAAATATTGCCGCGATATCTTGGATTACCTTGTATGCTTCATCTTTATTAAAAAAGATTATATTACAGGTATATCTTGGCTCCAGACCACCTTTTCCATCTAGCACACCTCTGAATTTTCCATCGTCATCAACAGCGTCGCAGTATCTACCGATATCATAAAGAGTCCATTTATCAATGGAAGGAGAATCGATAAAGTTTCCTAACCCATAATTAACATCAGTAATAATATCATACAGCACCCAAGCAGGATTATCGGTCCACGCGATTTTAAAAGTGCCATCCCAGTCGCCATAATAGATTTTATTGCTGTCGTAAAAATTGTTGTCACAGAATTGTTGCAGCTTACTATCAGAGTCGTGCTGCATATTAAAAGCGCTGCCGCCACTATCATTACCAAGCTCTCTAAGTGTTCTTGTGCCAGAGAATTGTGCATCTACATAAAAATAATATAGCTGTATACAATTTTCTCTAGCGTGATTAAGCAAGATTTGGTATGTTGAAGGAGACATCGTTTCTGGGGTAGAGCCCGAGAAATAAACAACTTTTCTAACAGTATTTGACCATACTGCCTCTAAAACGGAGTCCTCTGAACTTTTGCCAACTTGATCTGTGATGCTAAACTGACTTTTTCTTAAAAAGAAATTTGCAATCGTTGTTTCCGCTGGATCTGTGATTGGGCTGTTCTGTAAATTGTCCGCAAGAGCATCGAATAGACGTTTGTAAAGATTAGTTTGATTGTTGCCAGCAGAATCTGGAACCTCTAATTCAAAAAATAAATCAGTTTGATAATAGGTAAAACCATTGATAACGTCGCCAGTTGACTCATTAATTACCGTGTCAACGCCATTTTTTGTTTGCCAGATAGAGGCTCTTACATTGGTGTAACCAGAAATTAATTTACTTAAAAATTGGGCCAGATTTCTTCTGAGCAAGCTTCTGGTTCCAGCGCCCATATTCTGGTCAACCATAAAAATAACATCAAGTGTAGTTGGGTTTGCTGGGTAATTTGGATTTGCATATACGTATCTCCTATCCAATCCATTACCGCCAAGTGGGAAATAATTAGAAGGCACTTTAACCTTCTTCATTTTTACATCGTACTCTCTATTTGGAACATTGGAGAATGTTCTAGAGTCAAACTTTAAACCAACGTGCGCTGTTAATGGATAAGAGAAATTACGATCAATAAGTTCATAAATTCCGTCTACGCTTACATCCCTCTTTATCAGTGGACTTACAGTTTCAGCGCTTATCTTTTCAATAGTTACATATCTATCTTTTCCATCAATGGCTGGAGGCAATACGATTTCTCCTTTATTATTAGCCATTTCTGACTGATAAATAAGGTTACTATCAACTGTTCCGTTATTGCCATTTTCGCCTTCGCCGTATGGTGGTTCGTCCATTTTATTATATTAAAATTTAAGCTGTAATTGTAAAGCTTCTTCTATTATCAGTGGTACCAGAAGCAGTTAATCTGATAGGAGCATTATCTGGAGAATGGGCGTCTATGTATACGTAATGAAGACCTAGCGAAAGCTTTTGCGTTATCTCTGCCGGAATAACAAAACTAAAGACTCCACTATCGTTTATCTCTGTAGCCTTGCATTCAACTTGGTAGGCGGGCAAGCTATCAGGTGGGCCACTGCGACCAATATCAATTTGAGCCGTTACTTTGATAGCGGGCTTCAGTGATAAAAGTGTGGCGCCATTCATTAATTTATATGTTGCGGTGCCCGATAACGTTATTGTTGAACCCCTTGCAAAACTTGATCCAGACAAAGTATTAAATACCGCAGAGGCTGAATTTTCTCCCACAGCTAAAGACGCATAAACTATTCTATCAAAAGCAGTTGGAATATATTCGTCATCCTGCCTTCTTCTTAACTGGTAAATGATGGGCAAGATATTTGAATAATTTCTCGGATTTAATTTTGAGGCTAAATCCTCTTCGCGTGTTTTAGGTAGCGGCATTATTGAGCCTCCTGATACATCATTCTTCTTAATACTTCTTCGCTAGATAATGCGTTAAGAAGTCTGGAGTCTTTAGATGTGTTTACGCTTGGAGTTGCAGCAGTATTGAACACTGAGCCGCCAAGAGTAGCTGGATTACCAAAAGATCCCGCCGTGCCATCAACTGTAGATGTTTCTTCGCCAACCATATAAGAATATGGGCTTAGAACCAGACCGTCAATAATTACTCTTTTAGACGAAAATGTTTTGGAGCCCTCTATTCCATATCTTATCATAAGCTCCATT